AGATTTAATTAATTATGCTTCATTTGCTGTAGCATATTCTCGAGGTAAAATCGAAGGTCAAAAAGAAGATCGTGATTTCCTCAACCGTGAAATTGTAAAAGGGGATGATAGTTAATCCGATATCAAATATACCAGTAAATAAAAAATCTCATGTGTATGGCTGGTCTAAAAAATGGTCAGATCTTTTAAATGTTAAGATTGATCACAAATGCGAGCAGTATCATGAGATAGCATATATTGATCATGGTGCTAATTTTTCAGGAACACTAAATTTATTTGGTGGTGCCAATAAGGATGTTTTTGACCGTATCAATCGTGTCATGACATCCGAAAAGGTTGTTTCCCTTGATCACGAAATGCCTGATTATGGTGAAATGCTTAGAAAAAGAATTGGAGCTAAAACCACGTATGAAGGAATAACAGAAGCTTGGTGTGATCGATTATCCATAAAATGTAAATGGGTTAAATCTCTAAAAATGGAAGAACATCCAAATGTGTCTAAAGGTATTACTGTTGGTGATTCACACACGATAGCTTATGCGAATAAAGGAGATGTTATATTTCGTAATGATGGTAAAACTCTTTATGGTGCTTTAAAGGAAGGATTAAATACATTCATGCGTGATGCACTTTTTAATAAGGCTAACAGAGACACACCAGTTACTTTTTGCTTTGGATCAATTGATATTCGCCATCATATCTGTCGACACGGAGATTTAGACAAGACTATGATTGAAAGATATATTGATCAGGCTTATTCTGTTACAAATAAACCATTCTTTGCTAAACCAGTACCAGTTGAGTTTGAGGAAAGAAGAATACCAAAAAGCGGATTTTATAAAGGAGAGCCTTTTTATGGTTCATGGGAAGATAGGTGGAATGTTACCGGCGAGTTTATTACACACTTGCACGATCTTTTACCCAAAGAGCAAATCATCGGACCACCAGAAGAATGGTATCGTATGGATCCTGAAAAATATGCTAAAACACATATGGAATTATCCTCTAGTTTTCACATCGCTCCGATATACTATAGAAGCGAAAATTGGGGAATTAACGATTTTTTTGCATAACAATGTACTTAGAAAAAAGTAAAATTGTTCAATACACAGAACAAGAATCTCAAACATATAGAAACTACGTTATCAAAAATTTTGATAGTATTATTAGTTTCTTTACACGTAATCTTGACCTAACACCAGGTTTTTTTAGTGGTCAATTAGCTGAAAGGCCCGCTACATCTGATTCAAATTGGGGAGATCAAGATGAAAGGATGAGAGCACAGGGAATTGAGCCGCATCCTTTACTAGGAAAATGTTATCATGCTGTTAGGTTTTTTCAATACATCGGTGGTTGGCATAATTTTGAAGCTTATACAATTTACAAAAAAATACCACATAAACTTAATGGAGAGTTCACAACACATTGGTTTTTACGTGATAATAAGACTCAAAAAACGTATGACCCCACTGCAAAACAGTTTGATTATCTAGATATAAATGATTATTATCACCTTGGACAAAAAGCGAGCGGTAGATTGTGCTATTATGGGTTTAGCCCACGGATAAAGATTTACAAAAACTTTGTGCCACCGGTTACAACAAGAAAACTTGCACGCAAATATAAAGAAGAAACTGGTTCTGCCCAAGCAATGGAAAAGTGGTTGTTAGAAGAAGATTGGTGGATTGCAAATAAAGAAAAATATAAAAACTGGCCAAAAAATGAAAACAACTAAGTACTACGAGGAGTTTAAGAGATACTATAAACTCGCTGAAGACCAGCAAGCTAAAACCAATTTGGGTTGGCAAGATTATGAAGGCTCTACAGATGACGACTTAATGAATAACATTCAGTTGTACGATGTTGTTGAAAGAAAGTTAGCCGGGTTTTCGCAAATTGTAAATGATGCTTTTTATGGTTCTTCTAAAGAACATCCTTATTATGATAAAATCCAAGAAGGCCATGCGGATAATAAAAGAAAATACATGATATCTAAGTGGGATGATCGAAAAAATGTCTATGGTCTAAGAGAGTGGCTATATGTTTTTTTAGTTCATCGAATTACTGGCTCTGCAATTAATTATGGCACGATTCCTTCAGGTTATCACAATACAATTCTATTTGATTTATATCAATGTGATACGGTTGAAGAAATGTCAAAAATGATACCGTATTATAGAAAAACATTTTATACATCAATTGGTTATCAATTTCCAAAGTTTCCTAAACCTCCAGAAGGTTATAAACGAGGAGGAGATTATTATCTTTCAACATACGCACCTAGATTAGTTAACGAAATGGCATCATGGCTTGAAAGCGGTGGTAAGCGCAACTTTCGTGAAATGGGAGATTGGATGTTTGAATGGAATGAAAAAAATGGGCTATGTAGATACAAATTTCAATATGCAGCATTTTTAGCAGATCTTGCAGATTGGTTTCCTGAGTTTGTTAATAAGGAATCACATTTTTATTATGGAACAAACGCAGTAGAGTGTATATCTTACTTAATTGAAGGTAAAAAGAAAGATCAAAAAACACTTGATAGTGTTATGGATATGGTTTATGAAGATTTGGGAGCAGTTCCATATAACGCTGAAGATGTTTGTTGTGATTTCATTCGTTGGGTAGAAAATTATGTTCGTCCAGGCACTCATTACGATCATGTAGATCGCGATACAACTTGGTCCTCATGCACGATTAATGATCATCCTAGAGGTAGACAAAAAGCTATGTTAGATTTGGGTTTGGTCGAATCATTCAATACTCTTAAATATCATCCTTCCGACTTAAAAGTTTTAGAAATAAACAATTTAAGTATTGGAGAATATCAAGATCTTTGCAAAAAACTTTAGTATCTCTAAAGTTTGCTATTTACAAAGTACTATAATTGTGCTATAATAGGCACATACAAAACACGAAAAATATGTCACTATTGGATAAACTAAAAAAATCTTCCCGTTCTGCGGGTGCATCAGTTCTTTCAGAATCAAAGCTTTTTTCTGAAAAAGAACTAACAACAACACCAGTGCCAATGATTAATGTTGCGCTTTCTGGATCAATCGATGGAGGCCTTGCTTCAGGACTTACAGTTTTAGCTGGTCCATCTAAACACTTTAAAACTTCATTCGCACTTTTAATGGCAGCTGCTTATTTGAAAAAGCACGACGATGCAGTTCTCATGTTTTATGATTCAGAGTTCGGTTCTCCACAATCATACTTCGAATCTTTTGGCATTGACACTTCACGTGTGCTTCATACTCCAGTTACTAACATCGAAGAACTCAAGTTTGATATTGTTCATCAATTAAATGAGATCAATCGTAAAGATAAAGTTATTGTTGTTATTGACTCGGTTGGAAATATTGCTTCTAAAAAAGAAGTCGAGGATGCTGAGAACATGAAATCAGTAGCTGATATGACACGAGCAAAGGCTCTTAAAGGTTTGTTTAGAATGATCACACCAACACTAACTCTTAAAGATATTCCTCTTCTTGCTGTTAATCACACATATATGGAACAAGGAATGTTCCCAAAAGCTGTTGTTTCAGGAGGAACAGGTGTAATGTATTCTGCTGATAATGTTTGGATCATTGGACGCCAACAAGAAAAAGATGGAACAGAAATTAAAGGGTATCATTTTGTTATTAACGTTGAAAAGTCACGTTTTGTCAAAGAAAAATCTAAAATTCCTATTTCGGTTTCCTGGGAAGGTGGAATTCAAAAATGGTCTGGCTTACTTGATGTTGCTTTAAAAGGTGATTATGTTGTTAAGCCTAAAAATGGTTGGTATATGGCAAAAAACCCTGCAACAGATGAAGAGCTCTCTGGAAATGTTCGCGCTAAGCAAACTTTAGAAACGTCTTTTTGGGAACCAGTATTTGAAAAGACCGACTTTGCCCAGCATATTGAAAAAAGGTTTAAAGTAGGAACAGTAGAAATGGTAACAGAGGAGGTTGAAGATGCCAGCGAATAAAATAAACGTCGACCGCTATATCCAATTTGTTGAAAAAGGCGATAGTGAATTGTATGCACTAAAGGTTGTACATGGACCCTATACTGGTGTAATATACACTTATGGCAAAGTTGCAATTGGAGGAACAGTTGAAGAACCAATTGTCAAATTTGACTTTATAATTAATGAAGTTCCTAAAGGAAAAAAGAAATCTAAATTGGAGAAATCTAAGGCCTTTAAAAATTTTATGGGTGATATTCTTATCACTTTAATCGAAGAAAAAGTTAATGACGAATCTACAGAAGCTAATACTCAAGAATCTAACGAGTGATGAAGAATTTTGCCGGCGATCTCTGCCGCACTTAAAGCCTGAATACTTTGAAAATGAGAATAGACCTGTTTATGAACTTATACTAAAATTTTTAAGTGATTATAATAAACTTCCTACATCTTCTTCTCTAGATGTTGAGTTTCAAAAGTCTGATTTTATAAATAAACCAAACAAGAATGAGGTCCATAATTTAATTCTTGATTTATGTAATCATGAAAAGATTGACAGAGAATGGCTACTGAACTCTACCGAGGAATGGTGTAAGAATAGAGCAGTCTATCTTGCTATCATCAAATCTATAAGCATCATTGATGGAAAGGAGAAACAACTAACGGATGGTGCAATCCCCGGAATATTATCCAAGGCACTTCAGGTGTCTTTTGATACAAATGTCGGCCACGACTA